TATTTCATTGGCCATGAACACATTAAAATCATATGAAAATCTAGCAGGATGCACTCCACGAACCAAATCAAAAAATTGAGGCTTGTGAAGTCGTATGGCTCCATTATCATATTCATTAATAAAATTCCAATATTCCAAACCGTCCCATTTTCTCATTGATTGGATTTTAGAATTGACTCCGGTGAAATCTAATCCCCAAATATTAGATTGAACTTGCCCATTCAGAAACATTTGTTTAGCTATTAATTGTTTATCATCGGTTAAAAAATCTTGAACAAACAGTTCAACCGAACTCATTCCGTTTGTTAAAATTGGAGAAATGATGGGGGAGTTATCGGTTATCTTATCAAGGTTATCTATAATAAATTTCCATACATGCCTACTGATCAAAACATCATCATCTAATTTACACGAATACTCACATTCGGTTTGATGTGCCATTCCAATTTTTGTGCAATAATTATCATCCGGAAGAACATAGAATTCTACATTGGTATTAGATACTATGTCAGTGAAGAAGTGTTTCCAAGATGGTGAGAGATTGTTTTTAAAATAAATACAAAGTTTAACATCATTACTATTCAAAGAAAGAAGTTCATTAACCATCCTAGCCGCTATTGGGAAGCGTCGTTCTGGCATACAAAATAAATTTACTTGTAATTTTTTCATAAATATTTTTCAGGTGAAAAATCATCCGCAGTGATAAAATGATCATATAAATTGTTAACCGATGAATATTTGCCATCGGAATGAGAACACACCCAAAATTCTGCATTATGTCTGAGATCATATATTTGAGGCATCTCTCTCGGATTTTCTAACTTAGCTATATGTGAACATTTTGACCACCAAAAATTTTGAGAATAATGTTTTGTAGGGACATCGATTAATTCAACTCCACATGTATCATGCGTTTTTAATAATTCCAAACATTTTTTATATTTTTTAACATTAAAATGTAACATATATTTCCTTCGATCTTCTATTAATGATGTAGAAGGATGACTTACTCCCTGAGTATGAATATATAAAATATTGTCATTGAGATTTGCTTTGCTATATTCAATTATTCTATCAATTGTTGGAAACTCCCAATCATGAATATTAGTCCCATAATAAGTAATATCTAATTTTGGCACATCAAATGTAATTGGCAAATCATCACCAACATACCCAAAATTAATACTTTCTACATCTTTATAAATTCCAGATTCCATGATATATTGTTTCATTACATCAAGTATTTGTTGACAATGACCAACATTGTGATGTCCAAATTTATCTACTTTCATAGTAGCTGCATGAATATAAATAATATTTTTCATATTAAATAATGTCTAATGCTGTCCACTCAACAGGATAATAATTTCCATTAATAAATTGAAATTCTGGACATGAATCACCAATATATTTTTTTGGACAAATTACAAATTGTTTGTTTTGATTCAAATATGCTCCCCACCAACTAAAAGAACTATTAGCAATAATATTTCCGTCACATTTTGTCATACAACACATGTCAATCGGCTCGCTGTGAGCCGAAAAGAATACTCCATCGTCATTCAAATTTTCACGACACCACGGAATATCATCAGAAAAAATCACCAAATTAAATTTGTCATAGTTGTTCTGGACAAGTTTTTTAGCAGCATTAAAGTAATTGAAGGAAAGATTCAAAGAAGAAACTTCTAAATAATCGCCTCGTCTAACATGAAGAGAAAACAATGGAAGATCGGTTCTTATAGAATTAATGTATTCAGTGGATTCGTCATCAATAATTTTTTTAAATTTAAACATATCAATGATTTCATTTTGCAAATCTTTCCAATAATGATATGTATCAAAATATCCTACGATTTCATAATTTTCGTTTTGAGATAAATTATACACAAATTCATCCATAATCATACTTCTAATATTAACATTAGTTCTTTCAAACGGATCAACTATTTCTATTGGAAGATCAAAACAATTAAATAATCTATTTCCGCGACCTGTTTTTAAAAATTCCTCAATAAAAACAATTTCATGACCTATTCGCTTATGTATAGAATACATTCCTGATAATTGAGTCATTTGAGATCCCAAATACGGTCCATGTGATATATTAGATTTGGTTATATAGTTCATAACAGTGGTCTCAAATATTTTTCAAAATATAAGTCATTATCATACTTCAACTCATTTGCAATGTCAAAGTTTTTCTTAATTATTAAAAGTCGTTTAGTATATTCTTCTACCGATAAACTTTTTATAATATCTATTAGTTGATTTTGTGTATGAAAAATAAAAAATCCATCAATATCAAAAAACTCTTCTATATTAGGACACCCATAATAAATTGGTATGGTTCCTGTAAGAAAACAATCAAGGAGCTTTTCAGTAAAATATTGTTCATAAGATCCATTTTCAATTGCAACAGAAAATCGATAATCTTGTAAAGCTTCAATCTTTCCATCAATATCATTTATACCCTTTCCAAATAAATCAACATTACATTTATTAGTTATCATTTGATTTACACAATTTAATCTAAAGATATGACCCGGCGAAAGTTGTTTATTAGAAGAAACACACGAGACCATTTTAGTTTTCTCATATATTTTTATAAGAGAAGAATCTGCTATTACAGGCCATTCCTTAGTATGTATATTTTTATTTAAAACTATTTCCGAAGCTACATTTCGTATAACAGCATTTGATAATGTTTGAAAATCTTTTTCACATATTAAAATCAAATCAAATTTTTCACTGTTATTCTTCACCGCTTGAACAACTTTGCGTTGATTAAACAAATGTGTAGCTTCTTGAATTTCAGCTACAATTTTTCCAGCCGGTCTAGCAACTTGACCATTTAAATAATGTAAAATTGATTCATCTTGAAATAATGTAATATCAAAATCCCCAAACTGTTGATTATAAACATATCTGAATGTCTTTGGAATAGAATTTCGTTCTCTGAAATCTCCAACCATGTTAACTACTGGCAAAGTTTCTCTGCAAATTTCTTCTCTCGAATTAACTCGCTTATATTGCTTTTTATTTCTAATTTCTACTTCAAATTTGTGGTTATCTGCGACCTCTCGCTCCCTCGTCCTTGACTGGTTGGGTTCAGAAGCATTATAAACATATGCTGGAAAATCAATTACTCCAATTTTATCTACAGGACAAATTTCCATAAGATTATACATGAAACATAAATCACTAGCATGCCAAAATATTTTATTGTCTATTTTAGAAACAAAATCTACTTGGTCAATTCCGTCCCATAAAAATTTCCTATATGTTCTAAGATGGGAAGCTCTCCACGCATCCAATCTGTATAATGAATATTCGTGAACAAATGACGCATATGGTGTGTTTTGTGGATTTGCTGGTTCTGCTTTTTCGCCATCATAAGCATACATTCCACCATATGTCATCCAAACTCCAGATTGATACATGTTATCTAAATTTTCCAAAACTAAATCATTAGCAAACCAATCATCGCCATCCAACATTACTATGATATCTTCGTCCTTAGAAAACTTATCAATAATATCAATATAATTTTGAAAAGCTCCTTTGTTTTTTTCATTATAGATATAAGTAAATTTCGAATTATTTGTGATGCGCTTCAGAATTTCATTCTCAGTATTATCTGTTGAACAATCATTAGCAATTACAACCTCGTAATTTGTATATGTTTGGTTGATAACAGAATTTACACACATTTCGGTCCAAGTTTCATTATTGTAAGATGGAATTACTACTATAAATTTATTCATACAAAAATCTTTTTCATTTTTTCAAGATAAATCGCTTCACTAAAATATTCATTATAATAATGTTTACAAGCACCCGAATTTAATAGGTAGTCTTTCTCACTTGAAAGTATTTTTATTTTATCCAAAGCATCTGAAAGATTGTCTACATCTACACTTAAATTTGGGTGACACAATCGCTGTGTATCCACAAATTTATTACCTATACATGGTATTCCAAAATAAGCACAATTCAAACTGAATGTTCCAGCAGCGATTGTTGGCATTAAGTGAACCCCAACCTTGAATGTAGACAAGACTTGCATCCACTCATTCCATTGAAGGTAAGGAAGATGTTTAAGATTATCCATTCGTTGTTCTCCATCGCGTTTACTGTGAGAAGATGGGATATACATTGGCAGTTCACATTTAGAAGCAATAATATAACTTTGAAATCCACCATACCATCTGCTAAAATTCCCACCAATCATAATTTTCTCTTCGAAGGATGGAACAATGTCTTTAATCAACTCTTCAATGAGTAGTGTCGGCATTACATGAATTTTCTCTTTGTTTGTAAAACCTGTATACATACCAATATCATATTCATTATGAACAAATACCAAATCACATTCTGTTATGAAATTAAAATATCGAATTTGATCTTCCATGTCGTAATTGTTAAAATACCAAGAGGGACCTTCTTGCATGTAACACAAATTTCCATTTTGGGATTTTAATGTCTCAACCATATCAGATTTTAAAATAGATGATAGCATTGTATGATCATGGTTGCCTGTTATCAATGTTCCCTTACAATCAACTGTTATATTTCCTTTTGGCAAAATACAAACAACATAATCATATCCTGATACTTGTTCATAATATTGAAATGGATAATGATCAGCTTCTAAAGCAATTTGCCATGCAAACTCAGTTCGAGCATTTGGATGATTTCTTGGAACCTTGCCAGAAAATCCCATTTCAGTTAAAAATGCTATTTTTTTGTTAACCATGTCTTACATTCATTTCTTTACTAAAATTAGTCATATAGAACATATTTTGCTGTTCTTGTTTTTCAATTGTCTTATCATGAAACAACGCCCATTGGCAATCATTTACTGGTAAATGAGTCACAATTTCAGCACCCACAACTAACTCATGAAGATCTCGTTCCCATTTAATATTGGGAGAATTTCTATAGAGTCTAAATTGAGGATCTGGCCAATTAATTAAAAGACTTTTGAACTTAATTCGCTTATTTGTTTCCTCAATAATAAGATTATTATTTTTAAAACATTCATATTCTCCATTAGGTCGTAAAATCCTCTCTTCCGTTAGACCATCCATTGTAGTAAGGCACCAACCCCATTTTTGAGCTGTTTTTTGTGTTATTCCTTCCAATCGATTCACCCTTGGAACCATGAATAAATCCACATTATCATTAGCTTCCAATAATGGCTTCAAATTTTGCAAAAAATTGTCAGACAAATATTCATCTGAATCAATTTGAAAGATGTAATTTCCGGAACATTTAGTATTGCCGAGTTGCTTATGCGCCCCAAATTTTTTATTCAAAGCATGGCGCTCTAAGATTATGTTTTGGTCAAATTTGTTGAGGATTTCGAGAGTTTCATTTTTATCAGAGAAATCATCCAACACGACAATCTCGCAGTCAGGATCGCAAGAAAGTTTATAATCAACCAACTGCGATAAAAGAATGTTGAAATCATTTGTTTCATTATGAACGGTTACAAGGAATGATATTTTCATTATCCAATCTTATTTAACTTTGGAAGATTCATCATTGTTCCTGATGTATTTGGTCCTCCCGTTATGTTTAATGTTGGTAAGTTCACCGAAACGGTTTCAGCAAATTTTGGAAGATAAGTATCAAAGATTTCTTCTAATTTTTTATCAATAGCTTTCAAAGATTTTTCTTGATGATTCTTTTTCATTAATTTTTGAGCATTACCAAGATATTTCTTGTAATTTTTATAGACCGCCAGCATTTGACTAGCAGCTAATGAATAATTAACATTGAACCATTTGGATTCTTTAATGATCCACTCGTTCACCGCTGATGGATGAACTGGTTGCAGCTCTCCCTTTAACAATACCGATAAAGAAGGATCAAGAAAATCTACTTGTCCACTCCATCCAGGTGCAATCACTGGTTTTCCACTTAATGTAGCTTCCTGAAGTGGACGTCCATATCCTTCACCATGAGTAAATGATACATGAACTTTAACCTTTTTGTGATTATACAAACAATTAACTTCTTCATCAGAAAGTTCACCGTGCACCAAATATACACTTGGTAACGACTTATAATCAATTGTAGTTTCACAATTATGAATTTTCCGCAAAATCTCATCTTTATCCATTTCAGAAAAATTACCACCATTTGTTTTTAAAATTAATGCAGGTGGCTTTGGTTGATTTTTAAATGTTTCCAAAAATGTTTTAATTAACATTCCAACATCTTTTCTATCAGCACCAAGTTCGCCCTGAAGCCAGTGACCTACAAATAGAAAGCAAAACTCTTCAGGAATTGAATCCAATAATTTAGTTGCTTCTGTTACAGGTCCATCGTCATCATTATAAAGATCTGTATCCGATCCCTCGAATAAAACCTCTATAGGTTTTGTTGATTCACAAGGACTCTCAACACCAGTTTTTGTATCTTTCTTTTTGAATTTAGTGGTTTTAAAAACAGTCTTAGCATGTTCTGAACAAACAATCGCTAGATCCATCTTATTCAACCCTTCTAACCATTCTCCTCTACACACGGTTGTTTCAATACCACTTGTAAAAATTATATTATATTTTCCAATTGGTTGTGATTCATTTGGTATTGATATTTGAGCGAAAATTTCCGGTTGAATTGGTAATTTGTCGGTCAATTTCCGAGAATCAAATAACTCTCTATCATCACATGTAGCTAAAGCAGTTTTCGGGCATCCACCCCATCTCGTAGGAACAAGCTTAACATCAAAATTATTTTTATCTGCCCATTTAACAATGGAACGAATGATATCTCTTGATTTTGCTCCATAACCGCTAACTGTTTCATACGGTGACTGAACTACAATTGTTTTATTTGCCATAATTAATTAGTTTCGTTTTGTGAAAATTTCATACGATCTTCATACCTGTATGGAAGTTCTGTTTGAACTAATGTTCCTTTTGGTCGAATTGTTTCTTTGATACCGTCCACTGGCTTTTTCAATTCATCTTCTACTTTTCCTTTTTGATTTGGATCAACCATTATTGGTGTTACGGGTTGATTATCCTCCGGAATCCGAATACCTGGAGCATATTTTAATTTGGCTTCCAATGATTGTTTAGCTTCCTCAGAAACCACTTCTCCAATTGGCCCCAACTCATTAACTTCGTCACCTGAGGCATATGCCATCTCCGATAGTTCCGCCATTACCTTCTCAGATTTGGGAGGTGATTTGCCTTCCTTAGACTTCTTAAGAATCTCAGCAAGTTCAGAAATATCTCTGTCCCCTGCTCCCGCTGGATCAGGTTCTGGCGGTGATTCCCCTTGTATAATTTTATTAAGTTCTGCTTCTTGGGCTATCTTTTTAGTAGATCCAAATTCCATAATTCTATCAATATATCTATCAGCCTCATCTAATGTTATATTGTTTCGTAATAGAACATCCAAATATTGGAGCCTAAGTTCGTGTTCTTTTTGTTCATTCATTGTATATTTCCTCTAATTCTTTATTAACTCTATCCATATCAACCGCAGGAATTGTAAATCCCGCGCCTTCACTCAAATCATGCCCAACAAAATCAGCCGATGTATGTATCGATGCTTGTTCTCGTGGGTTGAAATAATCAAATACTTTTTCCATTCCGAAAATAAATTGATTCCCCAAATTTTCAGAATTAAATCCTCCTTCACCTAGCGCGAATTGTCGGCCAAGTTCACCATATTCTGCTCGTTTATCAGGATCCATTTTATACCAATACATCATAGCATGAGCCATATCTTCCCAAGTGGAATGATCGTCAAAAATGTATGGGGTTGGGGGCGAGCCCTGAACCATTCGATACACTGGAAACAGTGGTTTTGCCCACTTGCCGTGTTTCTTATATCTACCATCATGGTTGCTTCCCCACTCTTTTGTAAACTGAGGAAGGTTTCCGTCTTCGTCACGGAATCCCATTTGATCTTGTAAACCACCTGTCGTATTGTTGATGATAGGCGTAGCTGTAATTAGACTTTCAGCACCAGATAACCCAAACCCTTCATTACTGGCCATGTTAACCGTGACATCCGCAATATTATATAACTTATTCATCTCTTGGGGAGACAATTTATTAGAACTGAATATAACATCATAATCAGGACACAATGCATCCACAACCACTGCTAAATCTGTTCCACTATTATCAACTATGTGAGTGTGCATTAATAATAAGCACTTTTCAGCTTCTTCTTTTGATAAAGAATCACAAAACATTCGAAATGCTAAAATGATATTAGATGTTTGTTTTCTACGAATGTTTCTATTGTTATAGAAAAATACAAAGTTGTAATCCTTTCCATTAAACACTTGTCGTTTAATTTCAGCGTATTCTGCTGGTGGAAGAACCTTAAAAATTTTAGGATCAATACCGTGAGGGACATACTGAAGGATGACTTTGTTTTTTGAATCCGCTTTTGATTTTACATCTTCAGCCATGATCCAATGTCCATCTCTCAATACAAGTTTGTTGATGTTCAATGTCTGTTTGGAAATAGAAAACAAAGCATCACAACTATTATAGAACGGACGATTCCACATTGGCGCCGGAACATCATCCCAGATATTTAAATACGTCAATGGAATTTTCTTGCGAAGCTCACGTTCCATTGCATATAACCAACCCCAAAATCTAGGATCGGTAAAGTGAAGAATAGCATCAGGATGCTCAATGTTCATAATATCATTTAAAATATTAGGATCTCCATAACCATCAACAGGATATACTTTTACATAAGAATCAGTAAGTCCTTTTTCTTTATTGGTTGCATCCGATAAATCAAATACTTTTCCTTTGTCCGGATGTTTGACGGACCCGCCAATGTTCACCCAATTATATTTGTGAGCTGTAGAAAGCACTAACTCTCTTGATTGACAGGCCACGCCGCTAAACATTCTCAAATCATCACTGAGCAATAATATTTTCTTTTTCTTCATGTGTTTATTTAAATTGATTTAGAAATTTTGCGGTTTCTTCAAGTGTGGAAAATGATCTAGCACCATTGTCCTCAATCATACTCTTTACCATATTCAATGACTTTAATTGATGTTCATCGAACTCATCTTCTCCATCTGTTGGAATAATACAAAGAAGTGCTTTGTGTGCTCGTTTGTTGCTATCATCTACAATTTCCGCGATACTGTAAACTCCTGTCATTTTAGGAGTTAATGTATATAATACAAAATCACACGAACTTCTTTGTAGAATCTCTTCTCTTTGAGCTGCTTCAGTCCAATCATCAACAACTGGATTGAAATAATCAATTTCTAATAGTGCAATCAGTTCATTTCTCCATGTGGAATTATTACATGTTCCACCTAAAAATACTTTTTTGTTATTCACGATTACTGTTCCCAATTGACTTCTAGTTGATTACCATTGATGTCAATTGAACTCTTAGTATCGTCTCCGATTATCGCTAAGCAATCCGTTATCACATCTGCCGGCGTGATATTGTGAAGGGCCAAAATATCCCCAAATAATTGTTCAGTAAATTTTGCCTTTTGGCCATTATAATCTATTGTCTATATTTTAGTGTCAGCTTCATATTCAACCCCACCATTCGGTCCTACAGCTTCTTTCAATTCTTGTAAATATTTCATTTATCCTTGTTTTCTTTAAGTTTTTTATCTTCTATGACTTGAAAATTATCATCAATTAACATCATTACAGTCATTTTAGGAGAAAGATCATGGAATTTTTTCATATCAGTAAACAGCGATCCCGTAATTTTCATTTCAGGCAAATCAGTAATAGTAACATAATAATATCCGTCATCAAAAGTAACTGTTCCATTTGATTTTATTGATTGCAATGTGTCTTCTATTTCTTGCAAATATTTCATTATAAGCTACTTCCGCTGATTTTAAGTTTAACCATCCCATCTACTCTGTCTCTAAAATCTGTTTCTGTTAGATACATGTCTAATGTTCTATTTACTAATCGTTGTAATGTCATTGGTCGATTCACATTAAATTCTTTAAATTTATTATATCGATCTTCCAATATCTTTACAGATGTTAGTTTAGTATTACCCACAAAATATTTTTTCATATTTATTTTCTCCAATCATCAATATTGAAAATTTCAATTTGTTGTTTTTGTTTTATCGCGGGAACGACCGAGTATTTGAAATCCATTATACCGCTTAAATTGTAGACTGTTGTGTATGCTAAACATTGATCCATAGTTTCACCATAATGGTTATCTTTTAGTGTTCTAGCAAAATCAAATTCATTAAAAAGATAGAATGTTTTACAATAACCTTTTGCGGACTGAATATGCCCTATCTGATTTACAAAGTCCTGACAATTATACGAATCATGTTTGAACTTCCGGACCTTTTCCGTTTCCAATTTAGTCATGTCCATATTCGGCGATACGATTTTAACACCCATATCTTTATAGTCCAAACACCAAGCAGCATATCTAGCCGCAAATACACTCATCCCACACTGTCTCGGCTTAATAACCATCGCCGAATGTCCTTCTTCTAAAAATTTCCACAAGAAACGATAGAAGTCTTTATATTGTTTTTTCATATATACATATATATGATTAAAATAAGTATTTCTGTATATATGAAAACTTTTTCTAAGTTTTTTATTGAAGCAACTGTTGAATAGCTTCCAACATTGATTGATTGGTATGTTCTAATTTCAGTTCTTCAATATTTGTAAGATGGAATGCTACGATTTCTTTTCCATTAATATAAAGAACATCATACGGATCACCATTAACTTCTTCTCTTACTAAAGTAGCTTCTGGACTAATCTCTTCTATTCCTTGTCTTGGCATATCTAAAATTATATATGAATGTGAACTTTTTTTAATTAAAAAACCAGATCACATTTTCCACTCGAACATGCAGCGCCTGCAGTTTCATCAACATTGACAAGAAATTCTTCCTCTTCCACGACACTTGACCAATCTATATCTTTATATTCACGAGACAAATCACACCACGTTTTCCAATTAGAAACATCCTTTAAGCAGTAAGTCATTAATTTCTTATTTCCATCAAAATACCGATCAGCAAATTGAACTGCTCTACGAATCCAATCTCTCTTAGCCCACCATATATCATAAGTTTCTTGTTCAATATAATATTTTTCAAATGATCTTGCATGTTTAATTAACTTTTTATTATATGCAGTTGTAGAATATCCATTTCTACTTGGTCTAACAGGCATTACAGGTTCCTCTTTGTCTTTCATATTAACAACTTCTCCAATACCTAATACTGCATCACAAGCCACCCACAAATTATTATCAAAAGCGGCTAAACCATCAACAGTTAACCCAGAAGCGAATACACTAGCATCACCATACGCTCTTACAATTTCCGTAGGAGTATAAACAGTAGTAAATGGTGCCTGTGGATAATCTTTATCACCACTCGCAGGTAATAATGCTATCCCAGCAAACCATTTTTTATTTTTGTAAATATAATCAGTAACATCGTCCCATTCATCATCCATCACAGTAATTGTATTGGATACATTGTGTCGTAAAGAAGGAATAGCACATCTGTCTTTATTGGTTCCATACTCCACCCAATTTTGCTGAGTGAGTTTAACTTTGTCCAACAATTCAATCGCAGACAATTGATTCTTTATGACCGATCCCAAAGGGACCTCACATAAAAATGTTATGTTCATATCAGTATTGTTGGAACTCCAAACCGACTCTTCAACTGCGTGTGGGTTGTGAGTGGTGAATTCTTTTAAGGGGAATTCTAATTTGTTCGCTTGAACTCTTCTGAAATATCTACGAGCATGATGTGGGTGAATGCCACTTGCGGTTCCCAGAATACAGGAAGTTGAACCTGCCGGTTTTAGTGCTGTCAACCTAGCAGCCGGATTAATTCCAATTTTTTCTGCAATTAATTCATTGACCTCTTTGATTAATTTCGCACCTTGTCTTTGAATAATTGGATCGAATAAAATATCAGGAGAATCCATCATTCCTGTAATAGAACAACCCAATAAGGCTTCTCTATCAGTAATTTCTTTGGTTTCCTTAGAAACATATTTAAAATTTGTATAACCAGCTTGCAAAGTTCCCAATATAGCACTTGCTTTACAAGCAGTCAGAAAATCATCAACTGTTTTACATTGTTTTCCGTTTATCTCGGTTAAATTACAAACCTGAAATCCATCTCGGCCATCTTCCGTTTTTGGATATAATCCAATTTCTGAACAAGGGTTATAACCAATATCTTCATGATCAGACCAAATAAATCCTGGTTCGCCATATTCTTTAACGGACTCCATTAATTTTTTAAAATCTGTTTTTTAGTTTTATCTTTAATTAATACCACTGAATTATTAGATCTGCCTCTTTGTGGATTAGTGGTTCGCCATTTTCCAGTCTTAGCAGTAATCATTTCAGTATCATCCCAAGAGAATAACGCGATTGTGGCAGAACGTCTAACACCACCCGAAAGAACCGCGTCTGACATATGCATTGTTATATCATAAGCATCAATTGGTCGTAATTTAAATTTGAATTCCGAATCATCATCAAATGAGTTTTCAAGCCGGTCCTCAATCAGTTTTTCAATAAATTTAATAGATTGATTTAATCCATTGGATCCCGGCGCCTGAAATCCTCCTGAGATATATGATCCTTCCGGCCGAATTAATGAAAAATCAAAATTTACTTTATACCCACAATATTCAGAAAATGCTTTAGAATTTACAAAATATGAATTTATAACAATTCCAATTGCATCCGCCCATCCTTCTATACTATCAGAAAGAATAAATGTTTTAGTTCCTTTATTTCTATATTGCAAATTCGGAAGTTGTTTAATATGAGGGACTTGAACAGAAAATCCAACCCCCGCACCGCATAATAAAAGATACATACACTCATGAAAAAACTGTTCTCTATTAATTGCACCGAAAGCACAATTATACATTTTCGCTTCGTGTTTTTCAATAGGAGCACCACCAAATTGTAAAGCTCGTTGACTTCCCAATACTCTCTTTTTTAAGACTTGATCCTTAGCGAAATAAAATAGATCTGCAAATTCCGCGTCACTTTGTAAAACTTCACCATATTTCCTTTCGTGCATTTCAAACACTCTATCGACTGTTTCTTCCCAGATTTCTCTTCTTTTTTCTTTGGTTAAATATTTCGCGTATTTTGCGTATAATGTATAGTCTTGTAAAGCTTTTATGGACATAGATTTTCTAATTAAATTAATTGACGTTCGTTGATCGAAGTAGCATTATATATTGTATATACTATTAAATTTTTCAACGTTTATTTGACGTTACACAGCAGGTGTATGTAAGTCAATGATGCTGTTATATATAAAAATTTATTTTATTTATAATCTAAAAACAATAAAAATATCGAATGGTCACTCATTGAATAATGTATATTCTGTAGAAGTAATATTATCTAATCCACTCGTTCCACTATACGAAATACTCGACTGTAAATCTTCTGTTATTTCACCAAGTTTCTCTCGATATGTCAGACCATTACATTTCAAATTAACAAGTGTGCCTTCTACATTTTTCATGTGACCTTTATGATACTCACTAGCTGATCCATAATATTGTTTCTTAATAATATTTCCTTTGCTATCACGAACATTTGCTGCTGGTGAATCAATACAAGCAGAAAATATACTTCCAGCCATAACCATCGTAGCACCGGCTACTAAAGCTTTGAAAATATCTCCGTTGTAGCGAACTCCACCATCTGCAATAATAGGAACATTTTTCCAATCTTTTATACGATGTTCAATATATTCATTCGCGGTTAGCATTTTCAGGCGATCGGGATGACTTAAATTTCGATAATCATCCATGAAATCGGTGATCAGTGATTCCGATTCCGATTCTCGGGGAGTTAATCCCCATGTGCAACAATTCTTAACAGTTGAAAACATTGGAGAATGAAATCCGGTTTTTAATTTAGTCAGGCATGCGGCTCCGGGCCCCACGCCAATCTTGACGCAATCAGCACCCCAACATTTTAAATCTTTCACTGCTTCAGGAGTCATCACATTCCCAGCAATTACAAATGGTTTATTCGGAATTGAGGATATCGTTTTCAGCATTTCCTTCATCAACCGACAATGCCCATGTGCGATATCAATGGTTATGAAATCAATAACTAATCCACTATTTGTATACCAATCTATGAATTCTAAATCATCTTTAGAAACACCTAAACTTATCGATGTCACAAGCTGTTTTTCATTCATATGAGCAACCCATTTCTTAACGAAATCATATGGGTAAAACCGATGTAAAATATAAAAGTAATTTTCGGTAGCTAATTGTTCTGCAATATTTTCATCAATAACACATTTCATGTTTGCAGGAACAACCGGCAATCGGAATGTATGGTTTCCTAATTTAATAGATACAGGAATTTGTGAACGACTTATTCCATCAAAATATTTAGCTACACACGAAACCTGGTCGTATGATAATGATTCGCTCATTTTTCCGATTTTTCGTCAGGTTCTTCAGAAGGACCAACAGAATAAACCGTCTTTCCTGTCTTTGGATTGATCGCAGTAATTTGTGTTCCTGTAACTTGTGATGTTACAAACAAAAACAATGGCGCTAAATCCTTAGAAAATACTTGGAGAGCCTCAATTTCTGTAGCACCAAAATGCCAAGCAGCAATCGGATCGTCCGAAGCGGTAATTTTGGCACATAGAAAACATGGGACATTCTTATCTGCAAATTTTGCAGATAGTGTCTGGAGTTCATCCATTAATTCTTTTTCGTCTTTGCTCGCAGTATCCATTACAGAATCTTCGGCTTCGTTTAAAATATATTCTTCATTTTCACTCATATTATTTTCCTTTTTAAATTAATCTTCTTTCCTATCACATGTTCCACCGCGCTTTATAGAGAAATCACAATACTTACAATTTGAGTATTGTCCCTTACCTTTATGCGGCGTTTTTTTAAATTTAGCTTTCTTATTAAATTCACCATTTTCAGTAAATGCATTATCTACAAAAGCAACTAATGCAGAAACCGCTTCATCTACGAAATGTTTAGACGATGGCGGAACAACCTTTTGGGTTCGTTTCTCTGAAAATTTCGCTCCTTCTAAAAGTATGCGTTTCAATATTAAAAATTCAATATCAATCTTATTGAGAGGAACACCATATTGTTGAGCATAAAACGCCTTATATAAAATTAATTGATAAGCTTTAAGTGTATCATTTTGTTGATACTTATTCCACATTCTTGTTGAAGTCTTAAGATCGATAATCTTATATTTCCCTGTAATCTTATCCCGTAGAATAATATCTATATAACCGGTGAAAGATAAATTGTTCATTATAGGCATATTAAGTGGAATTTCAATTCCTACACATTCATATTTTCCAGACGGAAACAAAGTCTTTCTATTTGTATATGACTTAATAGAATCAAGAATTTCGGTTCCTTGTTTAATGAATTCTATCTTTTCTTCAGCGGTAATAACAATAGGACTTGGCACTACTTCTAACAGAATTCGTTTTCCAGCTTTATTCTTTTCATATTCCCCTTCTTTATCCCGTTTATATACTTTTCTGGTTTGATTTAATTCTTTTTCAAACGTAACAAGAAAGATTTCAATCATATCCACTCCATCAGCAGCAAGTGATCCCTCATCATATAATCGCTTAACAAAAATTTGAACAGGTTCATGAATAGCTTGACCGAACGCACAATGCACAGATGGTTCGTATGTTTTAAGTTTATCAATATATCCCAACTTCCACGCCCAAGGACATTTCACCCAATCAGCAAATTGAGAAAATGATATTCGTTTCCTGCCTCCTGTATTAATCCATGCTTTTTTTACTGTTTCAATTTTCAACATAAAAGATATGTTAAACTAAAATTTCCCGTTTGTAAACTTATAATTAATTTTTTCAATATTTATTTATGTGATCCTCTTAAAACAACTTTTAGTCGAAGCTTCTAATTTCTGGAAAACTCCCAATTTAAAAGGAGCTGAAGAGAATATAGATATCGTCAGTGATGATTTGTTTATTGATAAAAAAAATATTATTAATAAGTTCCCACACGGAAAAGTTGTCTATCTTACAAAAGATAAATTGGAATCGATTAAAAATGTAAATTTAGCAGGAGTCAGTTCTTATTTAGAACTTGTGGATTTCATTCAAAACAAACAGAAATCAAATCCAGAATATGTAAGAGACTGGAAATCAATAAGCACTGCGTTGAAAAAGAAAGAGCCTATTGAGGCTCCCGTGGTCATGAAATATAAAAACGAATATTATCTCTTAGATGGAAATATCCGCTTGATGGTTGCAAGAATACTAGGTGTCACACCAAGAGTTTATGTCTTTCATTATTAAGGATGAAGAAGCATGTTCCCCAATAGATCTTGCGTTGCTAGATCATTTTTATCACCGAAAACATAAGCACAAGTCATTTCTCTTCTGAAGCAAACATATAAATCTTTATCTTCAATTTTTACGGGATCATTTGTGTGAAGTTTAGAATGAATTAAATCTTTAATTTCACTCGCTACTACATAAGGATATGTAGGATCGAAAACTCCGCCAGCAAAAATATTAGCCGGATTGAGATCAGAAAAACCGGCACTAAATATGGCTGGACGAGATGCCTGATTTAAAATACGACTGATATCTCCAGTTGTAGCACCCAAAACAATAACCGTTCCAAATCCATCAACTGTTTGATTTGGCCAATCCTTAATTCCAGCATCAACGATCTCACATTCTCTGCTATCAACCGTTTCAAAATTCCGCATTTCCCGGTCACGGGCGTTCACACGCTTAACAAACTGATTGGAAGCATGACTAGCTTGAGCCATTGCCTTGCCGGGATTCATCGACGGCAAATCGGTTCTCATCAAAATATATAATACATATTCTTTTTCCATAATTCTATACTGTTAGTGAATTTTTAACTTTGATCTGAGGGATCGTTTCCTCAATTTCAGACGAGATTTCCTCATAATACACATCGCTGTCTCTGCACTTGTAGAAGTAACAATCTAATTCGATAGTTTCATCGTTGAGTCGTTGAGCCAATTTCAAAGCTGTTTGGTTATTAAATTTCTCCGAATCTAAACATGCGTCTCCTGACATCGAAAATATTAATGCTTCAATTAAAGTTTTTCTTTCTTCTTTTGTTAATTCCATAAATTCCATAACCTTTTACATTATCACACATATGGAGTTTGTCAAATAAAAAACCCCCAAACTTAATTGGAGGCTTTTGAGACTGATTAAGAATTGACTCTTTCTCTGATTTCCGCAAATGTGGTTGTCTTTAAAATTTCACCATTTTCAAACATCACTTCAAGGTAATCTTTTCGATCACCAAGATCATCTGTTTTTACCGTGATGAACTTTCCATTATTATCTTTGGTCAATGACAATCTACCACCTTTACTTTTCTTGCTCTCATCCAACGGATCTTTCGAAATGTCTACCCATTTACCATTCTGAACCTGAGCTGAACATTTGAAAGCGAATCGACAAGTATCTCTGTTGACGCGTTGTAGCAATCCGCCGCCCATTCCGTGAACCATTGTTTCGGTGCTATATCCAGCATCAGCGAGAGCTTTAAGAATTTTTTCAATTCCAACTGGATCGATCCCGTCACCCCAAATTACACCTACTGCTGGGTGAAGGACTTTGTATCCCTTGGAATTTTCGGTAGTTCCATAAGCTTTTGCCACTCGATCATATGTCCATATAACTAACCCTTCAGGGGTTTTGTGGTCAGGAGTAATACTGTCTGGCCGAATGACATATTTTGTCGGGATTCCTTGCTGTTCTCCAAGTTTATGACGAGCAAGATTCTGTTTGCGAAAAAATGTGCAAACCCAATTTACATGCCGATAATAATCATAACTATCTGCTACAACCGAAACAATTCCAACTGGATTTTTGTCAAGAACATCTTGGATAATTGCGTGTTCACCCGATTCTCCAAGAGAAGTCATTCCACTATGTTCTGTTGCAAATACTGATTTGGCTAAATCAGCATACGGATCTCCATAAATCTTGTGGATAAACTTCATAGCAATCATTGTATCTGTGCCGATGAAGTTGATAAGGTGAGCTGCTCCGCCCACTTGAGCACCTTCCTTAACATTTACTCCCCGACTTCCGAAATCATGAAGAAGAAATGGAAGAAAGTCATAATTGTCGGAGGTAATATCAAGATATTTCGTAATGGTTTTCTTGACATCGTAACTCAAACTAGCAACAGTCATCGGATACCAAATCCTATGAAACGCAGTTTCGATATAATTGGTCAACCAAGCCGTTTTTTGTCCACCTAAATTTTCAATAGTAGCGAGAACATTGGTAGATGGAACGATTGTCCCTTCTGGCACAGCTCTAATACGAACCGGCAACTTTCCACCATGAGCATTTAAAATATGTTCCCATCCCGCTATGTTAAATGAATCGGGATTGCCCCAATTGTGAATCGTGATGATTTCTTCAGCCTCGTCGATAATTTCCCGTGTTATCTGGACACCTTCAATCATTTTAAGATAATATTGTAATCCTGTAACTACAATCTCATCATATTTTGATCCGACTCGAGCTTCTAAGTAGCTGTAAACCGTTTCGGTTTGTCTCGGCAAGACACGAACATGGCCGGTCTTGTAGCTGTCACTGTCGATGATAACATCACCGAAGTTATTAATCATTGTATTTGTCGTTTTCATTTTTAATTTTCCTTATCTATATCAGGTTAATTTAATTGTTTTATGTTATGTGACTTTTTATAAAAAATCAAACTAAATCATCTAAATGCAGTCGAAACGTATTTAGACAAATTGCATTTGACTTTATCCAATGCTGGATATTCCACACTGTTAGCACAAAGTGGATCACATTCCATCCGATATTCGTAATTAATTGTTTCTAATTTATATCCTTCATCTTTGAGATATGCCCGAATGATTTCAGTCAATTCTGTAGCAGTTATTTCAGTTGTAATTCTAATTTTTGGTTTCATTGTATTTTTCCTTTTTAATCAAATTGTCCGCCTCTGCGTTCCACTGATTCAATCTGATGTCCTAATGAGTTATTTATTGGTCGAGATTCAATGTTGGATACTTTACATTTAGCATGTTTAAATACAGGATATCCGTTTCCTCTATCGAATTGATCATATGATTGACCTGCTTCAAATGTGACAGATTTCAAATCATATCCTTTAGACCGAAGATATGTGCGAACAGCTTCGGTTAATTCTTTTTCTGATAATTCTATTGTAACATTCATTATTTATCTCCGTAGGGTTTCCACAAATTTACGAAAAAGAAGGTGATGTTCTTCTACAATATCTTTAAAACCGATTTGTAATGGATCAACAATCTCTATTTCTTCAATATCATCTCCTGGTTGAATTTTCCCACCACGGATAGTAGCAATAAATGCTGTGGTCAGAATGTTATCAGGTCCTTGGAATCGCCAGTCTTTTACCACATACGTTCCGAAGTATTGTAATTCATGAATATCCAGTCCTGTTTCTTCTTTAGCTTCTCTTATTGCGGTTTCTTCAGCGGTTTCTTTTGGATCGATGAATCCACCTATGAAACGAAGTTGTTCTTCGCCTGGCTTTCTACCAAGAACGATTTTGGTTTTCTCAGTATCAGACCAGATGATAACATCAACTGTCGGTAATACCTTTGGATATTGATTTTCTACTGCCCAAATTACTCCGCGGCGAAAATCTGCAGTTCCCTTAACAGAAGATTTGATTTTCTGTCTTTCCAATTGCTCATTCACATACTTTTCCATCGGAATAGAAGCAACAGGAAACTTACCACAATAGACACCTATAACGGTTTCCGCACCAACGTAAATCTTTACGGTTTCCGCACTGTATTTCTTCATCATCCGTTCCGCCTGTGTATCAAGATTTTGAGACCAGACAGCATCACTACGATCATCTTTAATATAACCAATTGCAAGTCGTGGATAGAATTCCATTAACATGATCTTTCTAGCTTCAAAATCTAATGGATCTTCTTTGGTAGCTAGAATCGGATTTAACCCAACTAAAAGAACAACCTTTTTACTGGTATAGTCTAAAGTTCTGATGAATGAATCCAAAGCATAACAAACAGTGTCACTCTGAAAACGGCCAACTACAATTGAAAGTTCTTCGAATTCATGTTTCTCGTCTGGATTACAATGATAATTTTCCATATCCGAATAACCACCAATAGGAGGTTTGACTGGTGGCATAGGCACCTTTATATCTGTGGGTCTAAGTGCTTTTCCCATACTAGTTAAGTTTTTTGATTCCATGTTATTTTTCCCCATTTCTGATTTGTGTGCTACTAACATTGATTTGAAAATCAAGTTTGTCAATTTGTTTCTGAATATTCCAATCAATTAGGCCATTAATGCCCAAATCAATTTCGTCTGTGTCCCACTGTTCGGCACCAAAGGCTTTTTTGAATCTATCAATACAGGTATATACCGTTTCACCATCCCGGGGAAATACGATGAAACTAGCACTATCTCTATACAACCAGTTTTTGATATCTTCGTAAGTATCATATTGGAGACTGATCACTCTTTTAAAAGTATCTGCTCCAATTACAAAGGTTGTTCCGAATGGATAGATGTTTACTTTCTGTTCAAAGCCGGGAGCATTAACAACAACAAGAGAATTAATATCTTCCGAAAGACCGAATTGGTAAATCTTCTTAGCCATTTCACTTGGTAGAGTCAATCCCTTATCTGCATTATCAACCGAAATTTCATAGGAAACTTTTCCCTCAATGAGACTTTCTACTCGTTCGCGAATCCGTTTGTGACCGTGATGAAGCGGATTGAAACTTCCAGGGAAAACAACAGTCTCCGTCCGTTTAGTTTTGTTACAATACACTGTATTATCAATATGAATCCTCTCATATTCAGCGGTATCTTTAAACGCAATGATATTTTTATTTGCTGTATTCTTATTCAAAACACCCAAAATCAATGTTGCTGCTAATCGTTCTTGTTCGTCTCGATTAGTGCCTTCTAATTCAAAACAAGTATTTTCAACATAACTATCAGATACCACACTGATGAACGCGAATTTTCGTCTTCCCTTTCGTTCTCCAGGACCTCTGGTTAAAGCAGCGGAGACACCAATGCCAAGGCTGTTTTCTTTGTTGTATCGATTTGCGGTAATATAACTCTGAACGGCTAATGCTTCCGCAGCATCCTTCGAAGCATATTTCTCAGGTTCGTATCCCAAGAATTCATCGAAACTTTCTTTACTATACGGAATGGTGACACCAAGAATTGTATCACTTCCCCCTCCATATGCCAAAAAATAACCAATGAAGGCGGTTCCGCCTCCGGTAATTGCTAAATATACTTTATACGGGCTGTCATTGACAGCTTCTACTGTTTCTTTAATATTCATATCTTTATCTGAATTTAATGATTTAAACTGTTCAACAATCCACATCTAAAACTGAATTGTTATAAATAACTATAGGCCTGATATATTTAAAGTCAACTAAAAAATACAGGAAACTTTATTTTAATTTGTAGATCCAAATGTTCTTCTCTTTGGTGTCTTTATAATATGCTTCTCCTGTTACCAATGCTTTCTTGATTTCTTCCGCGAATGGTTTTAATCCGTCCTTATATTTGGTTCGAATGGTCTTATCATGGTATCTCCGACCTTTGTAATAGATAACCTTACCAGGATTAGTTTGTCTCATGTATTTGAAATTCGAAGCTTTATAAATAGTTCCAGCATGACTATATTCCAAGTCAGAATAGCTAATCACTGTTTTAATATCAGTATTCTTTTTCAACCATCTCAAAGTATATCCAATGAAATAACTCTCAATGTTTTTGGGAGTATTATCTATACAGCACAATCTCCGAAGTTCAATCAAATCATCTTCATTCTCAGTATATGCCTGATAGACATTAGCCATTGCTATAGGACCGTAAATCATCGCTCCTACCAACTCATTGTCATAATCTATTTTGAAGCAATGTCTGTGAGCCAATCCATTTACATTGTGAGAATAATGCCAATGTTCAATAAAATTTGAAATTTGTTTTCTACTACATACAGAACACCGAAAGTCTTTTACGGCAACATCTCTCAAATCAACATCAGGAAGTTCTTCAAGGAAACTATCGGTTTTTTCTGGCATTGGATAGTTTGCTACTTTGAGTTAGAACTTTCTGTTTACGAATCCATTTGACAAATTTCTGGATTCGTTCGTCTGAATTGATTCGTTCCATTGTGTGAAAATAGTCTCTTAATTCATTCTCACTCCAAATTGAGTGGATCTTTCCATGACAGACCTTATGTAACATCACAGTTTTACCTTTTCTTCCGCCTTTGAGGATAGGAATTAAGTGATGCTTGTTACTATTTTCAGCGGTCATATCTCGACCACACATTGAACATTGACTCATCATTTTATAGTATTCGAAATACGATATTTGTCAATAAAAAATCAACTCCTATATATTTGTATATATGAGTGATTATAGCTTAATGGCATTATTGAAGAACGATTTTAATTTTGAATCGTTGAACGAAGCAAAAACAGAGACGAAACGATCCAAACAAGTTCTTTCAAAGGCAGCGCAAGAATATAACGAAAATTATCAGTCTGAAATTGATAGTGGAACCAAGAAAAGACGGTTAATGCTTGAAGCTGCTGGTCACTCTGATCGCGAGGATTTATCTCCGCTTGAAGAACAACGTGTATTTGGAGGTAGCAACGAATTCATGCCAACAGTTCAAACTCCGATTTTAAATTTCCTATATTTCTTGACACGAGAATTTAAGGATGTTGTGAAAAATGTCGATGGTCTTCGAGAAGAATATGATGCCAAATATGGACACCTGACCGATGATTATGAATCAGGTAAAAGCGAAGGCCAAAAACCGGATGTTCCTCACATGGATGAATATATTTATCAAAACATGGATTCTCGCACATTCCAAAAACTTAAGAAACTCAAAGCGGTTTCTAAAAGTGAGAACGAACACGAAGCATTTCAAGCTTACAGAATGTGCACGAAACTATGTAAAGAATATGATCTGGATTTCAATAAGATACCAGATACCTATTAATATCCATTAGGGACAACAATACCACCCTTAACAACTTCAGCACTTCCATAAGCGGATTGTGGTCCTGTTCCTAAAATTTTATCACGGAAGATTTCTTCTTCTCTGATTTCTGCCATTCGATACACAATAAATGCATCTGAAATATTTGGGGAGAAACTTTCCTTTACTTCTCCTGTAACTTTGTCTACGACAGCGACACTACCAGCATTATCAGAGAATTTCACTGTAAAGCTTGATGGTGGTAATTTTTTAGTGTGATCCATATTATTAATTATAAATATTCTTGACTTTAAAAGACAATTCCCACAATATATCATTATCGAAATCAAAGTCAAATCAAAAAAAGTAATTACAATATTTATAGTAAAATGATAAAGTTAAAACAGTTAATAGAAAATAGAGACGGAATTCTCAAAATCGCCTTAGATTTAGACGGAGTAATTTGTGACTTCAATGCACAATTCCGCAAATACTTAGCCAATGATGTGCTATTCACAAATGTTGTAACACGGCGTAAAGCCATCTCCAACAACAAATTAAACTTGATTGGAATGACTAAAGAAGAATTCGTGAAGGCTGCTTTTAAACTTAGAGATGAAGTTTTGAAAAGTAACGAATCAGATATTTACGAATTATTCAAAGTTGAAAGCAAAAACCGATTTAGAGTTCCGTTAGCTTGGCCATTGGTCGGGATGGGATTTGAGTTATATTGGTCTTCGATGCCTTGGATGCCAGGAGGTAAAGAAGTTGTTAAGGCAGTAAAAGAAACCGGCTTAGAAACAATGATCCTAACCGCTGGATCACGATCTAATACCGATGCATGTGCTGTCGGTAAACGACAGTGGCTTCAGAAAAATGGATTAGGTGACTTGGAATTTGCCGTTGTTTCAACAGGAATCGAAAAGGATCGGTATGCTGAAAAAGGATTACTTCTAATCGATGATATGCAGAAAAACATTGATGCATTTGTAAAAGCAGGTGGGTTGGGACTTTTACATACTGATGTTGGTGAGACGGTTAATCAGTTAAAAGCGCTCACATTAAAAAAATAATTACATATTTATATATTACCACACTATGACCATTAAACTAAAAGATTTACTTAAAGGATTATCACATGGATTGTCTGTCGAAGATATTGCTAAGAAACATAAAGTATCTGTTGATTTAATTAAATCTGAAATTGTTAAAGGTGTAGAAGTGGAAATGGAGCATACTCCAAACAAAGATATCTCCAGACAAGTAGCAATGGATCATCTTGTAGAAATCCCGGATTATTATACTAGACTCAATAAGATGGAAAAAGAAGCGGAAGATGAAAAGAAGCGGAATAGCATTCGTTAGATATGGCGGATTAAGTCCTGTCAAGCAAAAAGGATTTTCAACAAATCCAAAAACATTCCATGCTCCGCCTGCTCGTAAAGGTATCTATGCATTTCCCGAACATTGGATTGAAATGTTTTTATTAGGCGGTGATCTAACCACCTACGGAGTAAAAAACAGAGTCATTAAAGTAAAGGATGCAAAAGGAAATCCAATTACTAATCGACATCCTTTATATGATAAAATTTTAACCAACCACGACAAATATTGGAGCACATCCAGTAAAAAACTATGGCCTGATGCAAAACCTGATGAGGATGGTGAATACGGATATGATGATTATATCCAGTATGTGGTAGAGCATATCAAACCAAGAACCTTCACACATAATGGTCCTATTTGGCATCATCTAGAAGAACATGTTGCTGGTGTCGGAATTATCAGAAAACATGGTCAATGGATTTTAACAGATATTGATATTTATAAAAAAGCATTTAAAAACGAAATGAAAGATAGAAGAAAAGGAGCAATGAGAGATTTGGGAGATTGGGATTCTGGTCCCAAAATTAAATCTGTTAACGATCTTCCACGAAATCCGTATAAATGGCATAGTAGCGACAACTTGGAAGTTTTTATTGAAAGGATTAAATAAAATATGAATAAAAATATCTCATATGATACAATCGACGAAGGCAAAAAATTATCATTAGCCGCTTTAGCTTTAGCATTAATTTCTCCATTAAAAGGGGAAAAAATTGAACCCCATCAATTATTTCAACAAATCAGCAGACATGAAGGACAAAGAAATTCAGTATATTCAGACTCAAACTCTATTCCTACAATTGGCATTGGATTTAATTTAAATGAAAAACACAATATTAAATTTTTAAAATCGATTGGAATATCCCGAAAAGAATTAATTAATGGAAAAAAACTTTCAGATAAACAAATCCGACTGTTATATAATTTTTCATTGCGAATAGCATATAACGATGTTAAATCTCTCGTTTCCAATTTCAAACAACAACCAAAAGAAGTTAAAAAGGTATTAATCGACATGTCATTTAATTTGGGAAAACCAAAATTATCCGGATTTAAAGGAATGATTAATGCTATTGAACGAGGAGATTATACAAAAGCTTCTCAGGAAATGAAATACAAAAACGGAATGAATGGGGAATTAACTCCTTGGTATAAACAGACCAAAAATAGAGCAAAAAATTTAGTTAATCAAATGGCAAATGTAACATGAAATTAATAACCGAAAAGATTTCGTTACCTCTAGTAATCGTTGATGTTCAACCGGCACATACTCCTTGGGCTGATCATGTTGTGGTGAAAATAAGTAATTTTATAAATAAATACCGACCACCGAAAATTATTATTTATTATAATGGAGCAGATGTTGGTTCCGATGATGAGGCTTCTGATGTAATTCAATATTTTCTTGAAAATGGAATGGATGAAGATGCAGTAGATGTTATCTCTTGTTACCAAAAAAGTTATGGGTATATCAGATCGTGGATGGATATGGGAGTAAGCGCTTCTTTGATAAAACGAGTGCTAAAATACATGATCGTAAATAGAATTACTGATACTAGAGATCTACCGCAAGAAATGTGGAATTATATTAAATCACAAGACGAACCACATATCGAACATTTAGAAGATGACCCAATGACATTACCATATGATATTGATGATAAACAATTTGCCGAACTCAAACAATTGCGGAAGTGTTTTATTTGCGGAGGCGGAAGAAATGAATGTTTAAATGAATTTCTGTTCTTCATGAGAGCCTTAAATATAAAATACAAAATTATTGACGATTTAGTATATGGAGAAGTCAGTTGCCAATACCGACCATGATTAAATTAAAAGAAATAGTTGAGGAATTAGATTCAAATTTACTTTGGTTATATCACGGTGGACGGAAATGGCAAGCATATGGTGCTAAAGTCCAAACCCCAAAACAAGGGAAATATGAAGCAGGTCCAGGAATCTATTTAACCACACATTATGAAACCGCTCAGCGGTATGCTAAAGGTTCAAATGTCGTATCATTAGTTGGTGTATCAAAAAACCTCACCTTATCCGATAACATGGAATTAGATGTGAAAGGTCTTACCAATTTTATAAAAACATATATCGGTCCCAAATTTCGTCAAGACTTTCTTAATATAATAGCCAGAAAAGGAAAAAACACATATAATGCCTCATTTCTAAATAATTTAGTTGTAAATTATGAAATTGGCGGTAAGCAAGCAATGTATGTTTTAAAATATTTAGTTGACAATGGAGTAGATGCTACTTTAACATCCAATCCGTGGTTACATGCTGATAAATGGCTTATCATTCATAATCCACAAAAAATTAGAAAAGTTATCCATACCAAACCATCCGATATATCAGTGGATAATTACGAATTGAAACTGGACCTATGAAGAGTTTAAAGCAGTTAATCTTAGAAGCTACCAAGGAATCTTACAAAAAGTTGATATTCTGAGAACAATTTGAGTAGTTCCGTATAGTTATATATGTGGAATATAAATTGTGGACATCAGAGGAATGTGACAAACTAAAAAAACTATTTAATATTGATGGATTGTGTTTTGTAGAAATTCGACCATATTTTCCCAATAGAACGATTAATTCTATCATCCTAAAATCCAAACGAATAAAATTAAAACATTCTAAGGAACAATTGAGAAGCATAAAACGTTGATTAGCCTCAGGAGAGAACAACGGAATGTTCGGAAAAACAGGACCCAATAGTGGATTAACGATTAACAATTCCGTAAGAGTAAGGTTAGCCGGGCGAAAAATTTCAAAAACAAGGAAACGATTAAAAAAAGAAGGAAAGTTGCCCGACCTATCGGGAAGTAACAATCCAATGTATGGAATCCCGTCTTGGCGAAAAGGAAAAACAAAATATAATGATCTCAGAGTTAAGTTGGCAGGAGAAAAATGTTCAATAACTCAAAAAAAACGGTTTCAGAAACTATCTCCAGAGGAAAAAATGAAGATTCGAAATCACATGGCCACTATGGGGGGGAAGTGTAAAAAAAAGAATACCTTCATTGAATTGGAAATAAAACGATTGTTGGATGATTTAAATATAAAATACGATCCACAAAAAACCATAAATGGGTTTTCTGTTGACTTTTTTTTAAATTCTGTCAATCTAGCAATTGAGTGTCAAGGAGACTATTGGCACGCAAACCCTAAAATTTACAAAAATAAAAAATTAACACTTCCTCAATTAAAAAACATGGATAGAGACAAAAGAAAAATTGAAATGTTTAAAAAAGAAAAAATTAAATATTTATTGTTGTGGGAAAACGATATTCGAAAAAATATTCAATCCATTGAACCCATAATATTAAAAAAAATAAATGACTGTTTCATCCACAATAATTGAATTTATTAGAAACCAAATCCAAAATACTCCCTACGAAGGAAAAGTGTATATCGCTGGTGGATTTGTAAGGGATTCTTTATTAAGAAAACCATCTAAAGATATAGATTTAACCATTGACGAATTTCAGGGAGGAATTAAATTTTCCAATTGGATCACTAAACGACTGAACATTCATTCACCATCCAATCCAATCTCATTTCCGAAATTTGGAACGGCTAAATTCTCATTTAGAAATATTAAATACAAAAGAATTAATATTGGAGGAATTGATATTGAATGTGTGGCACCTAGAAAAGAAAAATATGTTGGAGGAAATAGAAACCCAGTCGTTTCTCCGGGAAATTTGGAAGACGATGTTTACCGACGAGATTTCACAGTTAATTCTTTACTTTATAATATTACAACTAAAAAAGTAATTGATTTGACAAAAAGAGGAGTGACCGATATCAAAAATGGGGTCATTCGTGCAACTCAAAATCCCGATATAATCTTTCGAGAAGACGGACTGCGTTTATTACGAGCAGTCAGATTTTGTGTCAAGTATGGGTGGAAACTGGAACCGGAATTGCAGAAATCCTTAAAACGTAACTCACACTACATAAAAAATATCTCAAGAGAACGGGTTCAAGACGAATTGAACAAGATCTTGAAAACAGATAATGCTGGCAAGGCATTTAAATTATTGAAACAATCTGGATTAGCACAACATATTATTCCAAATGTTGAGATTACCACGGACAAACTGAAAATGATTCAATCATCTAAGAGTCCTGTGGTTAAATTATCATCATTATATTTTGATCAGAGAAAAGACTTTATCGAAGAATCCTTGAAGTCATTAAAATACCCAAATGAGATAGTTTCTGCGGTTGCTAATACAGTTGCGCTACAGAAATTCTTTGATAATGGTGTTTCCATGAAGCAAATCAGAGAATTTCGAAGAGTGGCTGGGAAGAACGCAAAGTATATTCTGGAATTGATTTCGCAGTTGAACAAACCTATTGATGTGGATGTAATTGCAAGTAAATTAAAAGCAATAGCAGATGATCCAATCAAACCACCGATTACAGGACAAGACTTAATCTCTCTTGGGTTTAAGCCTGGAAGCTTATTTAAAACTATATTAGCTTTCGCTCAAACTAAATTTGAAGAAAACCCAAAGATATCCAAAACAGAACTTTCACATTTCATCATTGATATATTTCCCAAGTCTTGACTTTGAAATTGTGTAATCAAATTTATTATATAACACAGATATCATATTTTTTCTTGTCGATTTATCTTTTTTCATTTTTTTGATTTCAGATTTTATATTATCAGGTATATCAATATATCTAAAATGATTTTTTCCAGATCGGTCACATAATTTACGAGTTACTCCATTATCATCTAAAGCATGCTGAATCACATCACATCCATATTTTCCTTTAAAAAATCTCTGTGTTCTAGTTATCCCATTGTTTTTATAAAAAGATATTATTTCATTTTCTTCACATTTTAAAAGAAATTTACGGCGTCCACCTTTGGGTTTCCACCCATGTGCTTTTTTATATTTGTAGGCTTGTTTAACAGAATTTGATATTTTTTCACGACATCCATTCGGCCACCCATTTTCTTTAAACCGTGTTTTTAAGATTTCACTTATTCGTTTTTTCGTTTCTTCGGAGTGCTTCTTGTTTTTAAATGGATTATTTTCAAGCATTCGTTTTCTGCAATTTTCTTTAAATTCATCAGAGTATTTAACTCCGACAACCCCATCGCCACCATCAGTCATGTTGCATAATATACCAGACTCAGTATCTCTTCTGCCATATTTTTTTATTTCATTCTTTTCCAATTCAAATGATTCATCTTCTGTTAAATTAGTCATTATTTTTTTTGTAATTAGGGAATCCCCGACTTTTTTAATTTTATTATACAATAATTTATTTCGTAATATATGTCCTTTTTTAATTTTTGATTCATGCCATAGGAGTCGATCACCATGTCCCTTCCCAACATAAAATGGCAAATTAGAATTTTTGTCAATTAAATGATATACATAAAAAATTTTAAGATTCTTTTTCTCGTTTTTTATCATGATATCTTTTTAAATTTGAGTTTTGCAACCGTTTTTGATTTTGCCAATAATATTTCATTTGACGTTCCCTTCTAGCTTTCAACTGTTCTTCTTCAGTTTTATATTTCTTTTTTCTTCCCATACATATAAGTATAATAAAAAGAGAAAAAATGAAGAAAAATAATTATTAAACTCTTACTATCAATTTAGAGAGAACCCATCTACTTCATTGAAGCGTGCTTGGCAAATTAATTTGCCCCAAATAGGAATCAACTGATCAGGTCGATTCTGTTATTCAGCCATTAGACACTATGCAACATTAAAAATAGCATCAACTTATTTAATTTCTTTTATTAACGACACAGGTTGTTGAAATCCTTCTATAACAAGATCAGGATCAATTAATTGTGACGAATCAAGTTTTTCATTATCTGTCATTGTTTTTTCCACATCTAAGTATTTTTTTTCAAAATGGCTATATGTTGGTTTGAGCATAACAATGGCCTCCCCTGTTCCTTTACGAACGATTGGAACCGCAATTGTTTCCGTTTTTGTTTCGATATTTGGATATCCAAATTGTTTATTTAACCGATCAATATATTTTTGAGCGTCTACTTCGTTTTGAAATTTTATATAATTCATAATCCTAATGCCCATTTTGTTGATAAATAATCTTGTGCAAGTCCTCTGGTTGTCGCGTCGTGGGCTCCATCATAATAAAGGATTTCAGCAAATTCGGGTGCAGTTACATTGTTGCCTCCAGGGTCAGCCCCAAGACTAAACGCATCTCCATTAGCGGATCCGGGATCACCTGTTTCAGCCGCGTCTTTGTCAACCTGAATAAGTGAACTAGCCCCATTTAAAATAAACGTAATAACATGCCATTCTCCCAATGAGGGAGTTGAGGTTGGCGTTGAAGGAACAACATCAGAATCTGCGAAGAGTGACATTCTGGGTGGTGAAGGATATTGAAGAAGTCCGGTCTGACCAGATGTAAGTGCTATTACACTCTTCACGCTGTCAAAAGTAATCATTTTAACAACCGCATATACCATCAATGGTTGATTTTGTGTTAGTGAAGCCTTAAAAATGTATTCGCTAACTCCATCAAATTGCACCGTGTCCATGCTGTTAAGTCCACCGATATTAAGCAATGGTTGATCATTAGTAGCTATCTGTGCTAAGTCGTTGCTATTTGATTGATCTGCCCAACCACTAACGTCTGCTCCATTGAGTGTAATCCCCGCGTCACCTTTATACCAGGCTGTAAGATTATCTTGGTCTGGCGGTCCTGCCGCAGCAGCAGCAGAGGGAAAAGTAAGTATTGCGTTTGGTAATAGCATTATGCTGTGTCACCACCAAGAGCATAAATTGCTGAAGAGCCGGAATTTATGTATACTGCGAGAGTGACCATTCCATATTGTCCAGCAATTTTAGTGTGAGTTTGACGATTATTAATAATTGCGCCCGAACCTGTTACAAATTCTACTTGTGCAGCACCAATTTGAAAAGCAGTTGCTGTCCATCCAGAAGGCATATCATTCGGAAGAGTAACTACAAGTGAGCCTGTGTGATAATTTAAATTTAAAACCTGTCCTGTATCTCCTTCTACAACGGTATAAGTTGCTGATCCTGATTGTTCACTATAAGCATTTAAATAATTCGAAATAGTGCTCTGAGCACAATCAATACTTCCTGATAGGACAATTGAACCATCTGTCCCAGCACCATCACCAGTTCCTGGAGTTAATTCGATATTTCCACCGGCGCCTCCTGATGAAGCGAAAGCATTTGAACCGGAGATTCCTAATGTTAAACCAGCACCTGATCCGTGATCTTGTTTCTTAAGTGCAGGTCCTGTGAATAATTCGTTTTGGAATATACTTTCACTAACATAAATGTTTGCTGCATTAGATAGATCGTTTCCAACAAGATCACCCGTAAATGAGGCTCCTCCGCCTGATCCACTCACATAACTTGAAGATATTGCGTAACTTGCACTTAACACAGACATGCTTGATGTTTCAGATTCTAATACATAATCAGGAGATCCTGAAACATTATCCCAATCAATAAAACTTGAAGATATTGCGTAACTTG